TATGTCCCCCACTTTTTCCACCTAAACCCCACCTAAATCCCACCCGTAAATTTCTGCCTCTGAGAATTGGACGCAGCTATGCCTATGCCGCAAGGGTTTTACGGCTACCGTAATACGGCTGAATTTTCTGGGAAATTGTTTTACGGTGGGATTGCCTGGAGGGCAGGTATTTACTGAGGAAGCAAGGGATTTGGAATCCGCTGCTCTACCAACTGAGCTACTGGCCTAATGCACAGAAACCATTCACTTTTTTGGAATGGTTAACTTAATAGTTCTACGGTAAAACATTAACTTATTACGGCAGGTTTTACGGTTAACTTATTTAGTCCAACAAACTTTGAACTGCAGCCCTTGTACCCCCCATGCGCTCTGCTCTGCCCAGGTTATAGTAGTTTCTCATCTGCTGGGCTAACTCGACATCATTTAGCAGGCCCATTGTATTGTCAAGTCCACTACCGTAAAACTGTGGCCCAAAAGCTTCGGCAACTCGCTTCGCTTCCCTGGTCTGCATTACGTTGCTGAGGTCACGCATACGCCCAAGGAAGTTAGTACCTTGAATGGCTTCATCCAATGGGCTTGGGTCAACTAAATTGTCTGCAGCCATTGACTGCATCTGCTGGGTGTTGCGTGTAGCATCTCCAATGGTCGAGATGTAGCTCTTGCTTCTACGAGCTTCCACTAGCACTGATTCCCAGTAGCGTGCGAATTGCTCAGGGCTATCAAACAAAATTTCTATGCGCTCCTTAAGGCTCTTCTTGTCAATGTAGCGTGCAATGTTCCCCTTAGTGGCTGAGTCACTTATCTTGGGGTCGAGGTAGGCATTAAACTCCCTGACAAAGCCAGCACGGTATGCGTCTTTCTCCACATCATTTAATTTATTGAAGTCATCACGCATAATCTCTGGGCGTGCCCGATAGAAATCCTTCTTTGCTTGTGAAGCTACTTCTTCCAGCCTGCGAGAGTCAAAGCCTTGGCCCCTGAGCTCACCATATCTAGGTACAGCTGTATCTGCCTGCTCCATCAGCCTACGTCTATAGGTTCCTAAGCTTTCTGCCTCATCCATATCCCCAGCTCGTAGGGCCTTGCGCTCCTCGCCAGATAAGCCTCTACGTGCGGTCTCCACCATGCGCAAGTTCATGTTCCCAGCGAAATCACCAGGGTCAGGGTTGCCTCTGCGGCTAGTCTCCCTATTGCGTGCAGCTTGGTAGTACTCAGCCATCCTTGGGTCAGCATCCAGTAGCTGCCTAAGCTCAGGGTTCAGCCCCTCTGGCAAACCCATGTCCATGACTTTCTGGTACTCAGGGTTCAGCTGCTCCTTGCGCAAAGCTGCCTGCTCACGTGCAAAGACTTGGGGGTCTTTGCCAGCTGTGAGCTGCTCTTCCAGCTTGGCTTGCATCCTTGGCCCCTGTTGGAGCTGTCTGCCTTCCAAAGCTCGTTGGGCTATGTCTGCTTGCTCTCCAGGTGTCGAGTAAAGTGTCTTGGCAAAGCGCTGGGTGTTGACTCCCCCGATATCTACTGGGAGCACTTCCTCAGCTCCTGCGGCAGCTGCTTGCCTTTGTGCCTCAGCTCTTGCCATGTCCACGGTAATGCGGTCTTCACTCAGAGCATCCCCAAACTTGCTCAACCCCTGGAAGTAGGGGTCATATTCTCCTTTGTTGACTAACCCTGAGCCAGCAGGAGGCTGAGGGGGCATGCCAGCCCCTCCAGCTCCTGCCCCTGGCATCAGCTTACGCATGGCAGCATCTCCACCACGGGCCACCCCCTCGACTACTGGCCCTAGCACAGGCCCTGCAGCCATTGTGATTAGGGTATCTCTGGCAGTGTTCTGCCCTACATCCTCATCACCTTGGTTGGCGTAGTATGTGCCTGCAGTTACTGGCGTAACGATACCAGCCTCACCAGCTCTACGAGCGGCATTGCCAACAAACTGCCCTTTTACTGGGTTGAGTGCTGGCAAAAACTTATTGACTAATTGCCCTTCCAGCTGCCCAGTTTTTAAGGCTCCAGTAGCCTGAGCTAGTGTGCTTTGTCCAGGCAGCACTTGCTGCATGTTCTCACGCTCTGCCCGAATGTCTCCACGTATGTTCTCAAAGTCTCGACTTCTCAGCTGCCCATCCTCAATACTCAGGCCACTACTGAGAAACCTTGCAGCCATGCCTGCCATGCCTGGAGCGCCTGAGCCCATCATTCTCACTAGTGCTTCCAGTGGCTCTGCAAAGCCTAGTGTGCGTCCATCCAGCTGCTCACGTAGCGTACCAATGGCTCTGTCTACCATAGACTTATCTGGGCGAGTCATCTGGGACTCTATACGCCTACGGACTGCCTCTTCAAAGCTAGCTCTCGTATGATTATTGAGCTCAAGCTCAGCATCGATGACCTCATTACTGAAGCCTTCCGCTGCCAGCTGGCTAACGTATCGTAGAAGCTCTTCTAAGTTATCCATCATTGCCCGTAGTTAAGTTGCGACTGCTTTCTTTCTCGCTCTTCCCTTGCTCTCTGCAGTGCTGGGGAGCCTGTTTTGATTCCACCCGTAGCTCCTGCTCTGCCAGCTTGTCCTTGTGGGGTTACTAGTGGGTCAAGGTTCAGCGTGCCAATTGATGAGGCTGCATATGTACCTTGGAATAATTGCTCAGGGTTGTGGTTCAGCTTGCGTGCGTTGAGGATGAACTCCTGTTGCATCCGCTCACGCAACGCTTCCAAGCGTTTGAGCATGGACGTAGTGCTCTGGAACGTCCACCCCGTTGGGTCAGCAACGGCCTTGTTCAAGATATCCATGTCAGGCCCAGTGATCGCACCTAACTCGTACTGGGTTTTAAGGTTCATCAGAAGCTCAATGTAACGAGCCTGCAGCTCTGCCAACTCTTCGCTTTTGAATATCGTGTTGACTTTCGTGTTGGCCCCAAAAACCCCTAGAAATTTTTGTTTCTCTGTAATCTGGTCTGCTAAGGCTCCCACCAAGTTTATGCCAATGCCTGCACCATATACTTTTGTGTCAGCTTTTTCGTTAGGCTTGAAAATTAGACCCTTACCATCTGCTGCTTTGGTGTAGCTTCCGCCAGCTGGGAGGAGCGTGCCATCGGGACGATACCAAAGCCCATCCTTGCCTTTTGTAGCTGGAAGGTTTTTGTAGGTAATCGTGCCATTGTTGCTAATCTTCATCCCTTCATCTTCTGTAGGCTTCATGCTCTCACGCATAGCCTTGATGTAGTCGAGGGCAGCGTTGACGCTCTGCCCTCGCTGAAGCATGGACATAGCTGTTTGCTTGACGTTCCCTGTGGTGTCCCAAGGGGCCTGGATGGTGCTGGCAAACATCTGCAAGTCTACCGTTTTGTCTGCACCCTTGGCCTCAGCTCCATACTTATCCAGCCAGCTTTTTGCTGCCTCATAGCCAGCTTTGACGTTTTCACCAGAGTTGCCAATGATCTCCATTGCCAAATTCTGCAGCTCCGGTTCAAAGCCCTGCTTTTGCATGAAGGCCTGCAAGGCTTGTGTGGTTTTGTTCCTGTCCCTCTCGTTGCGGATTTCCCCTAGCTCTGTAGCTGCAGCGCTTGGGTTGAGCAGGCTCTGTGCAATCAGTAGCCTTTCCTGCTCTTCTGGTAGCCCTAGCCCCTGCAGCTGCTCACGTAGCATCTGCTGCTGTTGCTGCTCCTTGCTCTGAGCTCGTTGAGGCCCTTGCATCTCAAACTGCATCTTCCTAATTTGAGCCATCTTGTAGAGGTTCTCCAGCTCCTGCTTCTTACGCTCAGACTCCATCTGCGCCTGCTGCAGTCTTGTCTGCTGGTACGCTCCATAGCCCTGGCCTGCGCCAGTGATGGCATCACGCAGGAAATCAGCACCTGTGACTCCACGGCTATTGACTAGCCCTAGCCCAGCTCCAAATAGAGCCATCTTGGCTGGATCTTCGTACAAGCTGGTATCGTCATCTAGTAAGCCAAAAAGCATATTACCTCGACAATGCGTTTCTAATTCTGCGTTGCTCAGCCATCATTCTTGCGTCTAAATCCTGCCCTCGCTTGACTCTACCCCTAGTGCTATTGTCTAGATAGCGAGACATGTTCTGGAGTTCCTCAATTGGTTTTGCAAACCCTTTTGGAGGCAATGGCTGCACCGTGGCTTCCTCTTCAGCAAAGCCTTGCGGAGCCATCTGCCCCCCAAGCAGCCCCTCTGGTTGCCGATACATGCCATCCATGATTTTCACACTAGTACTATTAGCTCCAGGTTGTGGGCTCATTTTCCGTAGCTGTTGATACTCTGGGTAGTCACTGGATTTGTATGGGTTGTACATATCTTGTGCTCCAGTGCTAGGCCTTGGTGAGGCCTCATAAGCTCCCTGCACTGCATCCATGATCCTAGGACGCTTACGCTGGAAGAGCTGCTTAATACTACTATCTGGCATAGCCTGCACAGCCATTGCCTCAGCAGTAGGGTCATAAGCTTGCGGTGCTGGTTGGTTCAGCTCCATGTACTCAGCTGTAGGATCATAGCCAGCGTAGGGGTCAGGTGCTTCATCCAGCAACCCACGTAAGTAGCCATAGCCATCTGCTACCTTATCGATGACATAGTCATCATAGGGCCCATCTATGTAGCCCTTCATGGTCTCCCTATCTGGCAACATGTTGCTCAGGTAGTCCATCCCCTGCCCCATGTAGCCCTTGTACTCTTTGACCACTGGGTCTGAATTGAAATCATCCAGTAGCCCACTAAAGTAATTACCAAACATATGTTGCTCCGTTAAACCATGCCAAAGCCACCAAAGCCACCAAAGCCACCCAGTGGCCCAAGCTTCAAACCAGTGCCTACTACATTCCCGTTAGGCAAAGTAAATTGCTTGTTAGAGCTAATGGGTTGCGCTTGTTGTGTCGCGTTGTTCAATGCCCCACTTATTGCCCCACCAAAGCCTCCAGCTCCAGAGCCAAATAAGCCTCCAGCCAAGCCAGAAGCCTTGCCAGCTAGTGGGGGGCTTACATTTTGGCTAATTACTTGAGCAGGAGGCCTCAATAATGGGCCTCCTGTTTGAGGCTGCCCTATTTTTCTGCCACCTCCTCCTCCACCAGCTTGGAAATTGGCGCTATTGGGTAATGAGGGGAACCCATTTACTGCGCTAGGTGCTGCTACCCTGCCTCCACCTCTGCCTCCAGAGCTCCCACTAGGGCCTCCTTGATAGTTTGTGCTTGGGTTGGTTGTGGTTGCAGTTCTTTCGGTAGGTGAATCACCCAATAACTTGCCTAGCCCTGCAAAGCTATTGTTGTCATTGACTCCCAGCAGACCCATACCTGCACCAGCGGCAGCTCCCCAAGGGTTGCCTGTTGCCAAGAAGCCACTAAGGCCTCCACCTATCATTGCAGCCAATGGGTTGCGGCTACCTCCACCTCCACCTCCACCAGCTGGAGCTCCTGTTGCTGTGGCGTTGGCAATGCCTAAGCCCAGTTGCCCTCCACGGTTGAGGTTGTCCAAGTACGTGGCAGGGAAGGCTTGCTCGTTCTGGTATTGCTCGTAGTCAAAGTCCAATTGCTGCTGGTTGCGTTGGTCTTGGTATTGGCCTACTGCCAGCTGGTCTAGCAGCTGCTGACGTTGAGTAGCATCTAGGTTCTGCCCCATCTGGCCCATGTTGTTTGCCCCTGTGAGGGCATCACTGAGGGCACTCTGGCGGAATTTCTCAGCCAAGCGGCTTTGGTCTAGTAGCCTATCCTGCTGTTGGTTGAAGCTATCCGCTCCTAAGTTCTGAGCCTGGAGCTGCGCAGCTGCATTGTTGTTGAGGATGGTTTGCAGATTCGATGCAGTCAGGTTCTGGCCTTGTAAAGCCCCTTGGTTTTGCAGCTGCTGCATTAGGTTGTAGGAGTCTGCCCCAAGGTTCTGTGCCTGCATCCCAGACTGTACGCCCAAGTTCTGTGCTTGCAGCTGGCTCTGTAGTTGCCTCTGGGCAGCAGTATCATAACTCTGCTGGTTGAGGTTCCGTATCTGCTGAAGGTCTGCTGCAGTTAAGCTCTGGCCCTGCAGAGCTCGTTGCTGCATGAGCTGGTTAGCAGCCTCTCTTGCTTGTGCGGTCAGCTGTTGCCCCTGCATGCCACTTTGAGCCATCAGCTGCTGAGCTTGGTTCGCACTCTGAGCTGTGAGGTTTTGGCCCTGCAATGCTGCCTGTGCCTGCAGCTGTTGTGTCTGGAGGTCTCCTTGTTGCCCTAGCTGCTGTGACTGCAGCTGTGACCGCAAGGAAGCGTCACGAGCTGCCTGCAAGTCTCCAGCTGTTAAGCTCTGCCCTTGCAAGGCTCCTTGCGTCCCTAACTGTTGTGTCTGCTGTTGAGCCTCAGCTGTCAGCCCTAGCCTTTGTGCTCTGTCCTGGCTGGCTAGTTGTGCTGCCGTGTTGAATCCTTGCTGCCTCATTTGAGAACTAAGCCTGCCAGCTTGCTCTAAATAATTTTTAAAATTCTGAGCTTCTAATTGACCTTGCCTGGAGCCTCCCAGGGCTCCAGCGGCAATGGCTTGGGCATCTGTCTGCTGGTCTGCCAGCATACGAGCTCTGTTGAGGTCTTCCAGGCTGGCATCAATGACGCTCTGGTTGTAGGGGTTCTGGTATTGGTTGAGGTCTTGCGCAAAGGTGTTGCCACTCTGGTAGTCCCTGGCCTGAGCATCTACTGCATTGCCATATTGCTGCCCCTCAAACTGTAAGGCATCTCCAGAGCGATCCCTACCTGTGGAGGCAATCGCTGCAGGGTTGAAGCTGCTCCCTTCAAAATTTTGTCCAGTGTACCTCTCAGGAGCCACGTTGGCCCCTGCAGGGTTGTACGTAGTAGCATTGAATTGCTGAGCTCCTGCTGTTGGCCCAGCTTGGACATCCATGCCTGAGTAGTTTCTGGAGCCTGCATTGGAAGCATTGGTGAAGTTCCGCTCTGTCTGGGGCCCTACTGGCGCATAACTTTGGGCATCTGCAATGTTGCTGTTGAAGCTGCTATTCTCAGCCTTTCCGGTAAGCCTGTTTGTCAGGTCATAAGCTCCTTGAATATTGGAGCCCTGCTGGTTGTAGAGTGCATTCTCTGCAGCTGTGGTTCTGTCACTAGGAGCTGCAAAGCGATCCCCTTCAAATGCCTGGAATTCACTAGGTAGATTACTGGCGTAGTTTGCGCTCTGGTTCGCTAGGTTGCGTAGGCTCTGGAGGACTTCTGCACCTCCCCCAGCTCCTCCCCCAGCTCCTCCACCCATTAGGCCACCCAAAGCACCTCCCAGTGCTTCCACTAAGTCTTTGCCTGCATCCAAGCCTGACTGCACAGCCTTACCCACATCCGTAGGAAGGTCTTGAATCCCAGCTAAATTCCCCCTGAGAATCCCCTCGACAGTATTGTTTAGGCCTTTGATATTGCCAGCAGTTAACCCGTATAACGGTGTGCCCTTTAAGGGTTCGGCATAGGCATCTACTATGGAATTTTGTAACGAGTTGGTAGTGGCATACATGTCAGAGGTTAAATTGACTCCAGCGGAAGACATGTCTCGCAACCCAGTGAGGTCACCAGAGAGGACACTACGTCCTCCCCCAATAAACTGATTCCCTCTATTTTGCAGGTTGCCTACTGCACTGTTAGCAGCATTTTCCAAGCTTTTGCCTACGTTGCTAATGCTTTTGGTTACACTGTCAAATAGTCCCATTGTGCCTCATAGTGCGGTAGTGCTTAGTACACCAGCATCATCCACGGTGAGCTTGTACTTTGTTTTGTTGGGGCTCACTAGCACGAGCCGATTGCCATCTACAACAATATCTTGGTTGGTAGTGTAGCGATTGCGGAGCTCTATGCTTAGTCTGTCGAAAGCTCTGGAGAACCAGTTGCGGTCATAATTATTGGGAGGTGTGCCTAAAATCATCTTGTCCCTCCAGGTTGAACTTCCAGCCTCTGCTTCCCTAGTGTCCACTCCTCACTAATGGGGGCAGCGACTTTCATACGGAGCTGCCTGCCCTGCCAACGTAAGTCTATGGCTCCATCAGCCTGTGGAGTGTATGGCCCCTTGGTAGTCTCTGTCCCATCCGCACTGGAGCTCGTGTAGAACGTGAATTGTGGATAGCTCCCAGCTGTGCCCTGCTTCTCCAGGTCATGCCAGATACGAGTAACTCTAGCTAGCCTTTGGCCTACCTCTATCTCGTAGGCTCCTGTTTCAGCATAGGTCTCTACTGTCCCATCATCTGCCAAAGTTCTGTCTACTTCATGGGCCCAAATATATGTATCTCCGTTGCTATCGGGCCCTACTGCTATTGGGAACACGTAAGCCTCTTCTTCCATGAATGCATCACGGCTGAGTGTGCCCATGCTCCAAGTGTTGTTTCTCGTGCCCCAAAGGATGTAGGCATCTGGTCTTGCATCTGCGCTTCCCTCACTGCAGTAAAACCAGACAACCTCTCCATATTCTCTAATGCTGCCAGCTGCCACTAGTGTCCCTCGCTGCATGTTGATGTCTGCCAGGAAGGTCTCCAGTATTGGGCATGGTAAGGGTGTGACATTCCCGTCATATTGCCAGAATCCGTCTGTTGCTAGCCATACTGTGCGCTCTGCTATCTGCTGGATGCAGGCAGAGCTCACTGGGCCACAAGCCTCAGCCAGTGACTCTAAACCATAGATGAAAGGGGGGCCCAAGTAAGAAAGGAGGTGTACGTCAACGGAGCTGAAGACTAAAATCCCTGCACGCACCTTCTTCGCAGCCATCAGAAAGCCCTTGGTGCTTACCTCTAAATCACCAGCTTCGGTTGGGTTTTGGGTTGTGCTTGTGAATACCGTGTAGTCCTCGCTTGCGCTCCACCTCAGCTTGCGTGTGATGCCATCAGCCCCAAACAGCAGGAGGTAGCGCTCAGCTGTGACAATCAGTCCACGAGCTCTTAGGGGATCACTATCGGTAGTAATGATATCCAGCACATCTCCAGCGGAAGCAGTAACAGGGTTGTACAAATAAACTTTACCATCCCCCTCCTTCATGCAGATGAGGGCATCTCCCCAGTTGTCCATGCTCCATCTGGCAAAGTCTGTAAAGATGAACGTCAAGCCTCCTAAGCCTGCGGCTGCATTGTAGTCGTAGGAGCCTCCGTAGACATCCCCTCCATAGCCAGGGCCAATGTTGAAGGTCTGGCTGGTGTTAAGCCCAACCGGAGTGATGGTAGTGAGGGTATTCTCAACAATGCTTATCAGATAAACTTGGTCAGCTGTAGCGATTGCTAGATACCTGCGCCCATTGGATGCTGTCCAAAAATGCATCCCCAGAGCTGGGCCAGATAGTGTGGTCGTAAACATCTTGCGCCAAGGCTTCCACGGCTTGAGACGGTTCTCATGCCAGCGGATGAGGTTACCTCGTACCCACTGGGCTCCAACTTCGTAATCAGTCCCGTCTGAAAAGCCTGGTGATATTTGAATAGGTACTAGGGATTTTGGCATCTGCTTTCTTATTCTTGTACATACGATAGGCAGCTAAACCAGCTGCTACGGCTGGGAGCCCTGCAGCTGTGGCAACCAGCTCCAAGGAGCCACTTGCGGCTAGTTCATCTGCAAGCACTAGTAGTGATTCCATTACATGAGCTCCACGTTAAAGCACTGGGCACTATAACCATTGGAATACGCTAAGCGATCCTCTTCATTCATTGTGATGAGCTGGGAGTGGTTGAAGTCCGTGCGGAAGTGGTCTATCACACAGCTACACTTGCGGATGGCTTCCTGCAGTGCCAGCTGCTGAGGCATCCCCATTTCCAAAAAGCTCTGCTGCATATTGTTCGCACAGCTGTACACCCATGTTGCGATGAATAAAGTTTTGTACTCCAGCTCTTGCGCAGGAGCTGGGCTGCAACTCAGCAGCAGCAGCCCTATGGCAAGTACGAGCTTTTTCACTAGTAGCTCCAAATGGTTTGTGGGTTTGTGCGAGAGTCCACGTGGATGAATCTGGACTCTATAGCGCCTTTTTGACTTATGCCTACGGACATGCCCATTGAGGTCGCTAGGTTCACCAGCTCCCAAGCATCTGGGCCCCAGAGGAGTACGTCTGCTGCCATCCCCTTGCTGTGAAAGCCTGGGTGCAATTTAGCTTTCTCAATGGGGTGGAGCTCTTTGGAGCGATAGGCAGAGCTGATACGCATAGGCTTGCCAAATTTTTTGCGTAGCTCCACAAGTTTTTCCATGAAGCCTTCATCCATCTCGCACTCGTTTGAGTACTTGCAAGCCAGCTCCTGACGCTTGAAAAAAGGATAGTCTCTATCGCTCATCGCTTGTTCTCCAGTACAGCTTTTAAGAGGGTTGTCTGCTCTGTAAGGCATGCTCTTAAATCACCTAGTATTTTATTACTCTCAGAAATTATTCCTCTAAGCGCCTCGTCTGAAGAGGTATCCTTGCGCATCCATTCCAGCCTCTCTTCTTTGTGCATCTGGTCAGCAGTAGTGCGCTCCTCACGATGAGACTTCGTAATGAATTGAATGTACCAGAAGCAAGCTATCAAGGAGCCTAAGCCTGCGCCTAAGTCGGATACTAATTGAATGATACTGGAGCTTTCTGGCATAGCGGTACTCAGCTACTCACGTTATCAATGTTGATGGTGTTATTATCACTACGGTTATCCGTACCCTCTTCAATGTAGGCATCAGAGTCTGCTTTGGATTCAGAGTCTGATTGTATGTTGATATTAATCTCTATGGGGTTGGCTTCACTATCGTTCCCCTCAGAAGCTGGGTAGTCTGTGCATGCCCAAACGATTAGTACAAAGATGGCTATGACGATGTAGTTCATTGGGGCATCTCAGGCCATGTCACGTTAATCAAATTGCCCTGCTCATCTAGGGCAACATTGGTGCTATTGCTTGGGAGATCCCTCAAGGCTTGTCGATAGTCCAATTGGGCTTGGGTTGGTGTTCTATCTGGTAGTACCCACCAATCCGTAGCAGTGATAAGGCGTTTACGTTCTAGTCTTAAAAGACGCAAAGGTTCTGCTGCTTTTATTTCTTCAGCTTTAAGAAGGACTTCATCTTTATTAGCATCCCCTTTATGAATAGTAATCTCACCTGTTTCTGGAGAATAGCTAAATTCCAAACCACTAAATGATTTTAAAGCTTTTAGTGTATAGTCCATTCTTAATTACCTCCTAACTCTAATACAATAAATGGATTGTTAAACACGTGAGGCGCTCTATATTGGAATCCCGTTGATCTAACAGCAGCATCAATTGTAAATGCTGTACTGGTAGCAGGTTCATAATAATAATTTAAATTTAAAAAGAACCCCATATCATTATAACTTACGTTATATAAATAAATAGCTGAAATTGTGTCCTGAATATATGCTTGAGTTCCAAGACCATTGTCTTTTATTAAAGATCCCTTTAATTGAGCATCATTTCCGGTATCAATATAACCACCAATTCCACCAATAATTAAATAGCTATAGCTAGTTTGTGGATTAGGAATTGAAACACTATAAACAATTTTATTTGATGTAGAATTTGTAATTGTTGTATCTGTTGCAGTACTATCTATATAAATATTTTTTATAATTTTCCCAGGAAACACCACCCCACTATCTATACTCACAACATTATTCGTCTCACTCAGGACATTATTGCCAGCACTATCAGTAATCGGCAACGCCACTAGTGCATTATCTGCTTGCCTCATTACTACCGCTAGTACATCTCCAGCAGCCGCTCCCGTGGTTAGCGTTACGTCAGCACCATCAAAGCTGAAGTCGCTATTAGCCATCTTCACGCCATTGAGGTAGCAATCGCAGTAGCCTACGGTTCCTCCAGTGGTATTGAATACGGATTGGTTAGCTGTGGCTAAAAATTCTTGTCTGCTTTCCGTAGCAGCTGGAGTAGGTATTGCTCCTATATACACTTTACCTCATGTTTATACATTGTTATTACTTCCCCTCCTGAGCATTCCCAGAAGGTCATCATCTTCTAAGCTGTAGGTTCCTCTGTTGTAGATGCTCTTGGCTTGGTTGGGTTGAGGCACTATAACTTCATTGATGTCTTTGTCATGATGAATTATTAAAGCATCTGGAGTTTTATTAGGGTTTGTAAGTCGATAAGTTTTTTCTACATTGTCGTACCAAGCTGGGTTTTCTGCTTTTAAATTAACTGGGTAGACAACTCCACCATTACTATCAGCATAACTACTGGCATATTCTGGCTTAGGTGTAAAAAACGATCCCATTCGCCAGCTATGTAAAGGAATATTCCTATTGCTTGATAACCTATCCCTAAACCATTCAAGCGCTTCTTCTGGTGTCCTTTGTTGGCTACCACCTAGTTTAAAAGCTTTAAAAGCTTTTGGGGAGCCGTGGTAAAAAACCAAGGGCTCACCAAATTCATCTACCATCTTGCTACTGCCAAACCAATTAGCAAAGTTCTGCTCTCGCTCTGGGCCCCTTACAAACGTAGGAGCTTCCACTGTGCTTGGTGTGAGCAGCTCCCCTAGTAGGCCTCCAGCCTTACGGGAGATGCCCGTAGCAGCTGCACCTAGTAGGCTCAATGGGTCTAGTTCATCTGGTGTCTCTTCCAGCAACCCTTGCTGGTACTCTAATTTCCTCACTTTTTCTTAGGCTTTGCTGTTTTTGCTGCCTTGCGAAACTGCGCAGCTGTAGGAGCTCCCTTGCTCCCAGGCTTGCGCATTTTCTCTCCACTACCTGCTTTGATACGAGCACGCTTTTTGTGGATGTTTCTATACAAGCTCACTTTTTCTTCCCTGGCTTGTAGCTGGCTTTCATCTTCATGGGCATACCTGCGGCCTTGGCTGCTGCTTTGGCTTTCTTCATTCCTGCTTTGTTGTAGCTATACTTCTTTCCACCTACCATTGGCATATGCTTATCTCTATTACTGTTAACAATCCCACTTGCGTCTACTCCAGTAATTAGCACTCAGCTTACTGGTCTTGCCCTTGATACCTCCGCTCCTGGCACAGTAGCTTTTCTTACGAGCTGGTTGGTCTTTCTTAATGCTCATGTTGGCATCACCAAAACGCACGAGCTTCACGGTATCGCCTTCCTTCGCTAAGACCTCAAATTTTTTGCCACCAGAGGAACTTCTGCGAGGTTTGTTATAACCAGGGTAGCTCTTGCCTCTATACTCTACTGGCATTAGAGCTCTTGGCTGGCTACATGTTGCTCATACGCTTCAATCACCTCTGGCGTATGTACAGCCGTAATCACTGCAGCAACTTTAGCGTCATTACTTGTCTCGCCTGGAGAGACTACATAGCGATGATAGCTTTCGCTAATCTTCACTCCATCCTCAAGAACTTGAATGGCCTCTCTGACTTGAATGTGAGAGTAGGGGCCAACAATTTCCACCTTATCCGTAACTGTTTGTTTTGTTAGTGACATATCACCCTTCAATTAAATAAGTTCCAGAAAATTCCCAAATAAGATATGTTGTATTACTAGTATAACCTTGGTCACTACTAGGTATATGAAGAGCAATAAAATTAGTTCCTGGAGCAATCCTAAATTGACGATCTGCACTATCCCCATCCATGTAAACTCTACATTTATCTAAACCAGCCTTTATAGAGCCATAATTTGCATGAGTAAATGGTAAAGAACATTGCCATTGCCCAGATCCTCCTGAAAACCCGTTAAAAGACACTGCACCTTCAACATGTACCATACTCCCAATTTTAGTATAGCTCCCTAAAGCCTCACTTGAAGATGGAGTCCCAGAAGGGTTAGAAGTTGCTCTTGTAACTACAGGTGTCCAAGTCCCCTCCTCATAGTCATCCAGCCCATCTGGTACTAAATTCGCTAATAGTCTCGCATTACTCATAGCTGGGCCACGTTACGTTTGTTAGATTTCCGTTCTCGTCTAGTTGTGGGTCTGCTGTGCTTGGTAGATCCCGTAGGGCTTGTCGGTATTCGATTTGTGCTTGCGTCATGACTCTATCGCTTACTGCCATCCAATCGCTCTGGGATAGCTTTTGGTTGCGTTGTTGGCGTAGTAAGCGTAGGGGTTCGGCAGCCCACCTATCTGCAAATTCTGGTTCTGTTGGTAGGATCTCTTTCCCACTGTGTTTAATTATCGGTATCTGAGAAGAAAACTGATGATTATCTAATTGATAATAATATAAACCGTCTGGATGTCTCATTCGCTTACTCTAAAAATTTGAACTTGCAAAACCTCTTCATTCGTTACGTCATTGTTTCCATTACCTAATCCATCGGCCGCTTTCGCAGAATCAACGATTGTAAAAAACCCAAAACTTCGTTCACTGCCCCCTCCCGTTATTTCTGCTGCTCCTACTACTAATTTTGTAAATAAAAAAGAGGAGGTGGTGCTATTTTCAGTAGAACCAGTGTGTGCAGCACTTCCTGAACTTATAAAACTAGTACCTGAATCATCGCTAAGTCTAACAATGTGTCTATCTGATTTTAGTGCTGGAGCAATTGCTTGTAAAACATACGACCCAGACTCGTCAAATGTTATTTCATTTGAAGTAATCGTTATTGGACAGTTAATTTGATATTTTACAGTATTTAATGATCTCAATGTATATGAGGTACTACTACCCCCTGCAGCCCCATCATTTACATCGGCCAAAAAAGCTATACCAATTACTACACCAGCAGGAAACACCACCCCACTGCCAATCGTTCCAGTTGAGCCAGTGAGGCTTACTAAGTTGTTTTGCCTACGGTTCCCGATATACCCAGCCATTATGGTAGCTCCAGTAAGCTTATGTGGATATTGACGCTACTAGCAGCAGAGCTGGTAGCTTCAACGATATCGTTGGCATTGAGCACAAGCTTGCCATCAAGAGCGCTAAGTGATGAGCCTACGGGGATCACTACATCCTTGACGATTTCTGTTGTACTACCACTTGGCCCAATTTTCACCGTAGCTGTGACCTGGGCTGCACTCTTGTTGGTTAGGAGTAGGCCAATGAGTACACTATCATTTGTAACAGCTGTATAGCTGCCATTGCCCACTTCAAAGCTTTGTCTCTGGAAGTCACTCATAATTATCCTAATGCGATAGCAAAGGTGATTGCGTCAGTGTTTGGATAGCCCTTGACCATCCTGTCAAAACCTGTGTTGAGGCTAGGGTTTTCTGTTTCGCTGGCAAGGATGGTTCTTGTCGCTACCCAAGCACTCTGGTCATACTCTACGACACTTCCTACGTCATACGCTCCCTGAGCCCATGTGCCCTCCCAGAGGAAACCCCCCACAATTTTCTCCCAAGCTGTTTGAGCTCCATTGGTAGGACGTTGTGCGTCACTGGATGTGTGATCCAGCACGCACAAGAAGCCAGCTCCATTGTGGTTCACTACATCCCCTACAAAGTAGTCTACGCTACCAGCACTCCAAGCCCCTCTGCCTCCAATGCCTGAGCTGATTTTTGTCCAGTAGCTGGTCGCAATTCTGGGATTGCTCTGAGATACCGCATACTGGGTACACTTCCAGAGCCCATTCCCATAGAGCACAGTATCTCTGGGGTAGTACGTGGTGTTTGCTGTCCAAGCTCCTAAGCTGTTCTCTCCTTCAATGAGCGTGGTGTAATCGCTAGGGTCTGTCTGGGGATTGTTGCTGGTGCTGTTGAGGTTGGTCAGCACAATATAAACGGAGTTGCGGAACCTGACGATGTCACCTTTCTCATAGTCCACATTGTTGCCTGCCAAGAGCTCCACCACACTAGGCCCATTGAAGCCAAAGCTAATTAAGTCCCATTTTGCTGCCGTAGAGGTTGGAGTCTCGCCAGCAAAGACACTTTGGTTCGCCCGATAGGTAGAACCCCGATAGATGACCACATCTCCAGCTGTGTAGGTAGCTAGTGCGTTATAGTCTCCAATGTAGACTCCAATGCCTGCTGCAATGACAGACCAGAGGTTATTGTTGTCTGGGGCTCCTGTGCCTGCTGCAATGGGTTGCGTGTTCGCATACGCACTACCTCCATAGGTCACCACACTGTTTGGGGCATAGCCTATGTTTTGCCAGCCTCCCAAAAAGTTCAGCCCTGCTGCAACCAGCGCCCACTCGTTAGTGCCTGTGCCAGGGGGGTTGGCTACAGAGCTCGTATGGTTCTGGATACACGTGTAGTAGCTTCCGTTGTATTCCACGAAATCCAGCACCTCAAAGTCCAGAGCTGTGCTCCAGGTGCGTTTTTTGGGCATTACTCGCCCAAGGTTCAGTGCTAGTGGCATGTCATCCTGTTAGAATAAAATCACCATCTGTATTAATAAATGCAGTCTGACTACTGAAGCCTCCGGTGCTGTTCATGATGAGGGAGCCACTCACTGGGTCTACCTCAAAGCCTGTGATGATTCCAAAGCTATTGATGAGGCCACCAGAGCCATCCCCACCCTCTATCACTACACTGCCCCAACCCATTGCAATGCCTAGCTCTTGGAGCTGTATCTTGCGCTGCACATTGTTGGAACGGTCATGCACCATCGCATAGTCATTGCCTGCGATGTTGGCTCCTGTTATTTCTGTTTCGCTATTGATGCTGAAGGTTGGCAGGTTCACCGTGTAGCTGGTTCCATCTGCCAGCTCAAACACTGCTCTCAGTGGGTCAGAGGTGTCTACGTCAATGACTCCATTGGAGCCCGTGTAGAGCGTAGTGAAGTCAGCAGGGCTGGAAGGAGTCCCAATGTTTGCCAGGAAAACACTACTGGCATCCAGGCTGTTGGGTGTGACAACGCCATTAATACTGTAGGGGTAGTCATTGACTCCAGCTCCTCCAGCGGAGCCAGCATTCTCAATGACAAACAAATCCCCTGGCTCTACGTCTTGCGTGTTGAGGAACATGTCAGCGTACTTGGTCACCCGTGTAACTTTGTTTTGCCGCTTCCACCGCAAGCCATAGTTGTCATCGTTGTAGAGTACCTTGTCTGCATCAGCAGCTGTAGGAGCTGGCGCTAGGACATGTGTGCCTACGATATGCTGAGGCTGTATCTGGTCATCAGCGATGTGCGTTCCAATAACTGCATCATCTGCTATCTGGGAAGTGCCAACAGCATCTGTCTGGATGTGCCTGCTTGCTACAGCATTGTTGGAAATGGCATCACTCGTCACGGCAGCAGTCTCAATGGCAAAAGCTGTGACGCTATCCTCTGCCAACTTCTCATCCGTTACTGCACCAAAGGCAATGTATGCGGTCACTACGCTGCCGTTGGTCAGGCTCACACCAGAACCTCCCCCTGAGCCTCCAGAGGACTGTAGTGTGCTGATGGCTAGCTCTGCCTGACTAATGCGATCCCCAAGGGAGGTGATGCTCGTGTCCTGCGCAGAGTCATCCTGCTGCAGGGCACTGATAGCGCTCCCCTGAGCTGTGACGGTAGCGCTCACATTGCTCAAGCTCACACCAGTGCTGGCTATGCTTGCGGCAACTCCGTCCACCCGTTGGTCAAGGTTGTTGAGCTCTACATCAATGCGCTGGCTGTTGAAGTTGAGATATGTACCCCATTGGTTTTCATCTCCGTTAACTGCTGGGAGATAGAGGTTATAGTTGGTGGTTTGTGTTGCCATTAGGTGCTATTCACAAGATGAACAAATCTGAGGTTTGTATCATTCACGCCAATGTGCTCCGCTATTCGTAAATGCGCTTCTCCACCGGAGCTATCTGCTTCACAGGTGATTACAATGAATTTATGAGTCTGGTGGCTTGCAGTATTCCCAGTGTAGTTAGGCCATGACCCAATATAGGGCCGCACAAAAAGTCGTTCGGGTAATGCCAAGTCAGAGTATTGTTGGCTTGGATTTACCCCATTAATCATTGCGTAGAGTTTTAACCAAGTACTATCACTTGTACTGACGTAAGCACTGCCAGAAGAGGTATTGATAGCACTCACATCTTTGTAGCTGGTAGTTGATGCATCGTAGTAGATTCTGCTATCTGTGCCTCCCAAGTAGATGTTGGTAGGCAGTGTCCGATTGCTGTCCTGCACTCCCTCAAACAAGCCTCTAACCTTTTTCCAATTGGCATCACTCGTAGACACATAGGTTGTGCCTGAGCCTATGTTTGCTATTGCGGTGTTGACATAGCTTTGCGTGGCGTAGTTGTAGCCTGCCAGATTGGAGCTCGTCAGATAGCCTCTTGAAGTCACATAGCTCTGAGTGGCATAGCTCGTCAGCACTGTGCTGACATAGCTAGGGGTTGCGTAGGTGTTATTTGCTGTCTGAGTAGTGATGTAGGGGGAAAGAGCTGAGCTCGTGATGTAGCCAGCATTCTCCAGGGCAGTCACTCTCCCAGAAACGCCATTGACGCTCGTGGTAAGAGTGCTGACATTATTGGTAGCCGTATCTGCTGCGTTCTTCGCCTGGGTTGCTGTGGAGCTCACATTCGCTACCGTGGTCACGAGTCCGGTAGTATTGGCATTGCCATTGACGGTGTTCTCCAGAGCTGTCAGCGAGGAAGCGGAGGCCTTGCCTGTCTGCAGTGCAGTCACATCCTGCTGCAGTGTTGCCACTTGACTTTGCAGGGTTGTAATGAGTGCTAGTAAGTCTGCAATGGTTTGTGTGGTGTTGCCTTGCACAGCTGCGATGCTGGTGTCAATCAGCGTTTGTGCAGCTGTGGAAGTAATACCAGTGTTGCTGGTTCCGATTACTTCGGTTGCAATGGTTCTGACAGATTTTTGGTCATCTCCAGTTGTGCCTCCAACCAGAGTTGATATGCTTGATTCCAGGCTTTGAACACGGGGGTAAACAGCTGTAGTGAGGTTGGCATTGGTAGGTGCTCCTAAGTTGGTTTGTAGGTTCGTTATGGATGAATTGATGCTGCTCAAGTCAATGTTGCCTGCAGCACCTATGAGATTCTCCAGGTCTGCCAGCGTATTGGTGCTGCCATCCTTGAGAGTATTGATAGCTGTGGCTATCTTGGCATCTACAGAGCCACTGGTCTGGTCATTGGCATTCAGCGTTGCAATTGCTGCTGTATTGGTGGCTGTACCCTGCTCGTTGGCATAGATGAGCTCATCGATGCTGTCCAGAGCTTGGTTGAGTACGCTCCCCCATACTCCACTATCCCCTCCAATAGTAGGGAGCTCAATATTGTTGTATTTGCTTAGTACGGGTCTGGTCATACTACATCAAGCCAAGTGTTAGATGGTTCACTAGTGCCCTCTGTAAAGGAGTCCGCATTGTCTTCTACGGTCACCCAATCACTGGTGGACACTGTGGGCTCAGGCTGGAATTTCCCCTGCCCGTAAAACCCTTCCCCAAATTTCATTTTTTATAAGTATTTGTAGGCTAGCGACTTGCGTGCGCCACGCAGCTCTGTGCGCTCAGAAATGATATTGAGCTGGTTTACTGCATTGGTGTACTCTTGTCGCCAGACGTTTGTTCGTTCGTCTTCCCCAATAAATGGAGCTGCCTTCGTTAAGCAGCCGTACAAGTATACGTCAGGATATGCAGCAATCAGCCAATTAGTGGAGGTGTTGCTTGAGAGCTCTGGGATCTTTTGGTAGTAGACAATCTCCAGAGTGTATTGCTTGTCTGGCACTGGGGCCAGCTCTAGCTTGGTGTTGTATACAGCCACATGAGTGGGCTGTGCAGCTACCTGCACATTGCGCCTAATGTCATCCAGCTCTGCCAGGGTTGCGTAGTACAAAGGCTGGTTTTCACTAGTCAGCGTGATGTGCCGTAGCTCTAGAAAATCATTAGGGAGCTGCACGCTGACCACACTGGTTGTGGTGTCAGCGTTGCGCAGCATTTCCCTGGCTCGTATCGTGCGCTGGAACTCTGCTTCTGCCAAAGTAATGAACTCTGGAATATAAGAGCTCAGGTCATCACGGTTGAGCCATGCCGCAATGCTTGTCTGGAGGCTAGCGTAGTCCATCAGACTCTACCCTGCCAGATACGGAAGCATTGGTTGTCATGGTCATTGAGCCATCGCTTGAGGTGCGTAGTGTCCTCCCAGCTACCATCTACCATCATCTGCTGCACAACGGCAGCAGGGATGTGGGCTACTGGTTTCCAATGACTGTTGGGGTCAAGGTGCTCTTGGAGCATTCTTGCTTCCTTAATCATTGGGTCTAGGTCTTCCCTCAAGATGTGGTGGAAGACAGTAGGGTCATTAGTGTTGCTCTGAATCAACGAGGCCACATGTCCTCGATGATCCAGAATTTCCTTAACAATCATGTTAGCTGGTTGTTAAGTCTGCAACTAAGCCATGAGCTTTTTCGTTGTCTACCTGCAAGCCATACTCAACGAGAATTTGTCTCGTTTGAGCGTCTCCAATACGTGAAAGTTCCTGTGTTTGGAAGCTTCTAAGGTAGGCAATACGTACATGCTTGGGGTCAATAAGCCAAGCGTCACGCTCACGCTGCCAGCGATGAGGAACCACTTTTAAGACTCCAAAATCTGACTGGTAAACGGTAACGTTACTTCCTGCCTGCTGTTCGTCAATCATGCTTCTAGAGATACCTCTAGCACCAAAGCCACTGATGACTGTTTTGTTGAATGGGCCTACCATTAGTGTCGTTGGTTCGGCACCATTGGTATAACATAGCTGCATTGTTTCGTTTACCATTGCTTGGGTAAACGCACGTTGGGTTCCATCTGTCCGGTTATTTGTCCCGTCTCCTGTTGGGTTGGCCCCTGCAACTGTGTCATAGTCTACGTTCGTTTTCACCCAAGAATTTAGCATAGCGCTCTGTCTTGGTGTCCCTGGGTTGGCTGCATCAGAGCCTGCATTCTTAATTTGCGGATGCATAATTGAGTAATTAACATCCCTTTTAAGCTCCTTGCTTTTGCGTGCCATCTGGTGAGCCATCTGGCTGCTCTTGCCAAACAGTTTAAGAGCTGTTTGGGTTCCAGTAACAGTAGCGTTTCTGGTAAGGATTTGTACGTAGTTATTCTGTCTAGCTGTCATGCTAGAAGCATCTCTACTTGTCTCAAAACCTTCTTCTACTGGTGTGCCACTAGAAGCGGCTGTAAGGGTTTCTGTAAGCCACTCAAAAATAGTGTTAGTGACTTTTCTAGTACCAGCAAGTGACACCATTGGTGTATCTGCTGGGTCAATATTGTAAATGATATCAGAGACATCCTCTGGAGTCTCGCTAACAGTCTTACTCTGGTAAGAAGTAACAGAGTTGCTAACTCGTGCCATAATTGCCTTTAGTGCTTAGCCGAACATTTGTTCAAATACAGCCTCTGCATCTTCAACGGAGCCAGTTTTGCGCAATTGCGTATTTGCTTTGCGCAAACGAGTATTCTCATTTTCTGGCTTGAAGGAGCGGCCTTGGGTTCTTGTGGCTTTCTCTGCTTTGGGCCTTACTGCTTCCTGGGCTTTTGCTTGTCCTGTGCGGAACAAGTAAGCATCTCTGAGCATACTGACCAACCGTGCATCAAAAGCTTGATTCACATCATTTTCTGTCATGCCGTATTGCTGTTTAGCGAATTCCCTAATTGCGGATTTTTCGCTTTTAGCTACTTCGGCATCTTGCCACTCTGGTACTAGCTGAAGGAGTCGTTGCCGTTGCTCCTCTAGGTGGCTTGCAAACTGTTGTTGCTGGAGTTTCTGTTGCTCCTGCTTTACTACTTCCAGCTGCTGATGCCGTTGGGCACGCAGCTGCTGTCTATCGTTATAGAGCTGCCGCTGGACAGTCCACTCTACTGGGTCTTCATGGTAGAGCTTGTCCCAGTTGATATTGGGCTCTGGTATTTCTGGATTGGCTTGGAGCTGCTCTGCTAGCTGCGATACCTGAGCTAGGCGCTGGCTGTATTCGTTTACGAGCTGCTGGTTTTGCTTGCGCTCTTCAGCCAGGGCTTGCGTCTTTCTGGTGTAGTCACTTTGGCGCTGGTAGCCTTTCAGCATTTCATCCAGGCTTACCTCTTCCTCCTGCCCGTTGACTAGTATCTTGTATCTAGCTTCCTGCTGCTCTTCTTCTTCTAGCTCATCTTCTTCATCAGCTTCATAGGCTTCTTCTTCTTCTTCCTCAGCTGGTTCATTAGCTTCCGCCTGGGCAACTGGCTCCTCCTCAGCTCCTTCTGGCTGTGTGCCTTCCAAGATCCCCTCAAACGCTTCTGCTGCAGCATCTGGTGTCATCAGTAATTCTTCACTCATGATGACCTCTTTCTAGTCTTGGCACGCTCTGCACGGTTGAGGACTACACTTACCTGCGTCTTGATGGCTCGTATGGCTCGTATCATATGGTATGCAGCTTGCCTTGTTTCAATTGCCTCTACTTCAGAATTTTCTATGATTTCGTGCTGAGTTTTGCTAATCTGGTCTAGTAACTCATTGAAAGCCGTGGAAGCTCCTAGCTTCCTGACTTCCTCACCTAACTTAATCAGTTGGTCATCTTGCATAAAACTACCTTCCATTCATCCATGAGTGATGTAGTTACTTCCTTAGAGAACGTAGTCAATACACGTTCTCATGTTTCGCTACGGATGCTCCCTGGGCCACACAAAGTGAAGAAGCTGGCGCAGCTGGATTCTCAAATTGAGCAGCTGGAGCACCTAAAGGCTCAGCTAGCTGGCAGCTCTGAAGCGCTCCAGTGCGCTTAGGTTTGCTAAGGGCTCCCCACGGTCTAGAGCTCGTTGGAGCTCGTCAAAGCCTCCCTCCGTAAAGCGCTGACGCATCAGTTGAATATCTGGCCTGACCTTCAACCCTCGTGCTTCCATTTCCTTGTCCAGCTCGTAGATATCCTTAATGGCTCTACGTACCTTGGGCCCTTGTAGGTTCTTCCTAAATTCTGGCGTTGCTGTGCCTACACTCTCCAAAAGCTTTCTGGTAACCAGCCCCTGCCCTGGAGTTTTGAATTCCTGCTCAAAGCTCATGAAGCCAGCCTGCTTGGGCTGGATTTTTTTGTTGAAGGTATCGTCCTGCTTGCGCTTATTGGGGTAGGTTGCTTTCTTGCCTGTCCCTACTTTCTTCTCTTTCCATTGCTTGAAGGCATCATCTTGGTTGACAATCATTGGCCTGACTCGTGTCCCTGTGCCTAGCTGGGATTGCAGGAAGGCCTCGTCTGCCATCAGCTTCTCTACATCTGCCAGCCCGTCCTTGTCTCCTCTAAAATAAGGGTAGGCTGTGATGGAGCTGCCTGTGTCACTCAAAACAATGTTCGGGTAGCGCTTTGCCAGCATCTCCATCTGCTGAGGCATCAGTGCTGTTGGATAGAAGATAGAGGCTGCATCGGTTTCAAACTCTGCAGCTCTTTGAGGCGTTGGGTAGTTCCAGCTGACTCCACCCTGCGCTCCCATTGCAGCTCTGGTTGCGCTCAGTACGTCATAGTCCTGACGCTTTGCTAGCTTTGATGGTAGCTTTTCGTTCTTGTCATCTGGGCCAACAAGGCTAGGGTTCATCAGTTGGTTAAACTCTACCTCTCCCCCTTCGGGAGCCCATACCCCTATACCGTCTCGTGTAGGTCTGACCCTATCCTTATTGAGTGCCTGCACTAGTGCGTCTCGTGTTTCCCCTGGAGCCATGAAGTCTGCTCTGGGGTCATCAAGATATTCTTGCGCTAGGGCTTCATCTTCAAAGAGCTCAGGGAGATGCCCAGCGTTTGCGTAGGGCATCATCTCGTACTGGAAATTGACTGCATTGGTGTCCAGCTTTGCACGGTCAACGTCATCAATCATGATGGCGTATTGCTCTAGCATCTGTTGGTCTGGAGCTATGGGCATCTGCTGTCCAAAGCTACGTACTGTCAGAGGAGTCGCTCCTCCAGCTGCAGGGAGGCCTGCACCTCCGTCAGGGGTAGGAGCCAGTATTCCTGCATCTATTAGGGGTTGGGCAAATTTACGTTGCTGAAACAAGCTGGCAAAATCCGGTGTGTTGGCAATGAGCTCTCCGGTGATGGCTTGCTCATCTACCAGCTGTGCCGCATTCATGGCATCTGGGTTCTGTTGCCTGCTGTTCTTGTAGTCGAGTAAGGTCTTGGTGTAGCTCCAGATAGCCTCTTGGACATTGGCTACTGTCCAATCATAGCCTGTGCGCTCACGCAAAAGCTCTGTGGCTCTACGCATAGCAGCATTGGTTGCCAAGTACCCTTGGCCTGGAAGCCCAGCCCCAGCCTTGCGGTCTACGCCACTGAATACATCCTGCAGCACATTGAATGCTCTACCCTGCCAAGTGTCATTGGTGCTATAGTCGTAAAAGCCCTGCAGGTTCTTCATGAAGGACTGCACCTTCGGCCCACTCAGCTGGATGTCAAACGGGTCTTTCTCTTGTAGTGCGGTGACACTGTTATTCTTCCAACCAGGTAAAACACTTTTTTCTCCCCTGCCCCCTTGGACACTCTGGCCCATAATCTTGAGGATCTCGTCTCTATCAGTAGGCCTGCCTGCAGCTTTCCAGTTCTTCCAAATGTTTAACGTGTTTAAGAAGTTGGCTTCCACGCTCGTTTGTGGCGAGGTAGCTGCCAATAATCCAGCAAATCTGGCAGCATCGTCCTTCCCAAATACTTCCACCAGGGCAGCATGGCTTGCCTCGTACCAACCCACTTTACTTGCGCCAGCTAGCGCTAGGGTTGCCATGTGCTCAGGGTCAAGGTTCACATCATGCCGTGGGCTCACATACTGCCGCTGACCAGCTCCAGTGGCATAGTCTGCAATCTCCTCCAGGTTGGGAACCTTGCGCCTTCCCTCTGGGAGCTGCTGTATTTCTTCAGCCATCAAGTAAGGAGTCAGGGCCCTGAGCCTGGGGTCTGCTGCTACTGCCTCAGCGTAGGGAGATGCATAGATAGCATCTCCAGCTGGGCGGCCCCTATACGTAGGGATCGCATTGCCAAATTGCTTGCGGAAGTCTGCTTCGCTATTGAGAGCTCTAGGGCTCAGGGGATTCATCCCTGTTACGTCCAGTGCTGTCTTTACGGGGCTAAATGCTCCAACAGCACTGAGGAGCTCCTCAGCTCCTGCAGTCTGCAGCTCTTGTAAGTTTTGTTGGGTGTCTAGTTTTCTTCGTGCCATAAGTTTGTCTTAGCTCATGAAGTCAAGAGGGTCTACTGTCGAGTAATTGCTAGGAGTTAATTGACGGGAGCTTGCGGTGGCATCGGCTGCTGAGGCTGCATAGCCTGCTCTGCCTGCATGGCCTGCTGAGCTTGCTGGGCTTGCATCCCCACCGCATTCAATGCCTGCTGGTAGCGCTCTACTTGTGTACGCTGCTCTATCACATCCAGCTCCCGATTCCGTTGGAGCTCCTGCACCAGAGCTGTAGCATCCAGCTGGATTCCAGGGTACTTGGCCTTGAGCTCACTTGCCTTAAGCCAAAGGTCTATGCTCATCTGGTCACGTTTTCTGTCATCCTCTCTAGCATCAGATGCAGCTTTGCCCAACATGTCCATCTGCTTTACTTGGACTTCTGCTTCAGCAATCACTTGCTCAGGAGATTTTGGAGGCTCCTGCTGAGCCTGAGCTTGCTGTTGTTGCAACTGTTGCAACACGGCTTGGGGGTCACCAAAGAAGGTTTGGGCATCAGTAATTCCGTTGAGCTCCAGCAGGCGTTGCAGAGTAGCCCCATACTGGACTAGTCCTGCAAACTGGTTATCTGGGCCCATCAGCTGCAGCAGGCTTTCCTGCTTCTGGAGGATGGTCATGAAGAGCTGGGATTTTTGCGCAACATCTGCTCCCCCAATGGGCAGGCTGACTCTGACATTCATCAGAGGCCAGCCACTAGGGTCTATCGGGATGTACTGCCCTCGCAGCATCATCATGTCCTGCTGGTCTTGATGGTAGGTTATCAAGAGCAACATCTTCTCAAACAATGGCTTGATGCCTGTTTCGATAAGGGTACGGGTGATGAGCTCCAGGCGTGCCTGAGCTGCCTTGACTTGGCTATCTATTGCTATGGCAGTAGTGCTCTGGAGGCTGGAAGCATCCAGGCCCTGAGACGCATCAGTAAGCCCTGTGCGCTTCTGGGAGACTCTGTCGAGGTATTCCAACATGGGTTGGGCCTGCTGGCCTACGTAGTCAATGGTGAGCTGCTGGATGGCTCCAGGTTGACGCATAGCTATCAAAGCTCCAACCTCATCATTGCTCAGCTCAGCATAGTCCACTTGTCCCTCAACATACGCCACACGGGGGGTCGTTGCTAATGCCAGCGAGTCCAGCATGTTGCGCATGGTTGCACTCTTGGTGCGTTGAATGTCTGCCAGCTCATCAAATAGGCTTTCGCCACTCCAATGATGTGGCAGGCAGCTCATGCGGAATACTACAAAAGGATGGTCATCTACCACTACATTGCGCACGATGTTGTAGGCGCTACCCATGCAGCAGATTTTGCGTCTCTCTGCTCTGCCATCTCCATCCAAGTCCACATTCACATAGGCCTCAATGTAGAGCACTTCTCTATTTGCTGGGTCTGATTCTGTCTGCTCTTCTTCCCTCCAGGTTGGATTTCGTAGGAGCCACTCCTCATTGCTTTTGTAGGTGTCATCCACATCAGCGTATTGCATCACGAGCTCAGGGTCATAGCCCATGTCCACAAGGTCACTGACGGTGAGCCTTTGTCTACGTGCCAGGATTTTTGCATCCTTGAGGCTGACTGCATTTCTGTTGATGAGGAACTCCTCTGGTGGTACGGCATCTACGCATACCTTCCCCTTGGAGCTGGTCTTGCTCAGGGTCAGGTTGAATAGCCCATCCTCACTCTGGCTGGAGCTCGTAATCTCCCACTGGCCCTGTTGCATTACTGCAGCTGCTACTTCCTGGCTGATGCCACTTAGCTCCCGTACTATGGTCTCTACCTGTTCCTCGTACCAAATTTGCGCAATTCCTACTCCCTTGATGAGGGCATCCTTGATGACAGTGTCCAGCAATGTATATCCATCAAGTCTATCCTTGAGAAGATAGTTGCAGTACTCCGTTGCCTGTTGTGCCAATGGAACATCATCAGCCTGTCTGGGCTCAAACTCGACTACATGCTCAGCTGAGAAGAGGGTACGCATGATGCTGGGCAGACACTGCTGCACCGCATCATGTATCTCCTTTGCTTGGTACTGACTTCTGCCTTCCTGCTCTACCGGATTGTCTCCACTGTCTGCAAAGGGCTCTGCCAGGTAGTAACGCATGGCACGAGCTCTGTCTGGAGAGAGCTCCGTGTCAATGTAGTCAATACTTTCTGTAATCGTGTTACTGACCCAAGCCTGGAAGCTTATTTCGTCTAGTGGGATGTACTCAGCCATTGGGTTCCTTCTCTGGGATATCAACTTCAAACCATTCCTTGTTGCACGCTTCGCAATGCAATGCTGGATAGGCTCTTGTAGGTGGTGCTAGCGGCCCTTGACACTCTGGGCATTGGGTCAGGCTCATGCGACTACTCCTGCGTTTCTGCGCTCAGGTTTGCGTTTGTTCCGAATATAGCCACTGCTGTCCAACATCGGGCTCGCAAAGGTTAGACAAAGAGCATCCGCAAAGTCCGGTGACTTGCGGAGCCTCTTGGCTGTGACTTCCTTGCGCTCCAGCCCTAATGTGCCATTGGGTTTGTACTCAAACCGTGGAGCCACTAAATCCTCTACGAGCTGCTGATGGTCTGGTAACTCTACTTCCCCTCCAAGCCACTCTCTGCAAGTAAACCAGAGCTCTGCTCTCTTATTGGCGTAAGTGTCCGCCTTGCTGGGGGTCTCACTGACATTGATGCCTATTGCTGGCACACCCAGCTGACGCAACCTGTCCACTACACCAGCTCCTAAACCGATATTGTCACAGCATATTTCTATGGGCTGCTGCTCTGCATCCTGATACAAGTGGTCAACCCTGTCTGCCAGGGTCATCAAGTCCAGCTTCTCCCAGCTCTGTATCTTCGTTACCTTGCGGCCCTGACGTTCCACCAGCACTGACTTGTCTGCACCCATACGGGCTACATCCAGGCCCCAGATGGTTGGGTAGTCATGCGGAACCTTGACTCTACGGCTGACTGCATCCTCCACTAAGCCACGGGGGATGACCGTGTCATCATCCACCGTAGGCCATAACCCCAAGACACGAGTACGCCACTGGTTGCTCTCCTTGCCGTACTTGTCCCTCATCTCTGTGATGAAGTCTGGGCTCACCATTGGCGAGTCGAGGCAGCTGACGTTCATTGTGTACCACGTGCCCTTGTTCACGTGATGCGTGTCAAAGAAGTAGCCTGTGCTTCTTGTGGGGTTGCCAATTAAGCATATGTAGGCGTTTGCGCTCGTCATACTGCCATAGGCTGCTTCGTATACAGCCTCATCCACTCCAGCAGCCTCATCTACGCATAAAAAAGTTGTAGCTGAGTGGATTCCCTGCATGGCATCGGGCTGGTCTTTGCGGCTCACCTTGAAGCTCAGGAAAGCCTCTGTAGGAGATGCTGCCAACTCAATGCGCTCACTCTTGACTACTAAAAGCTCTCTCAGAGCCTCTGGAAGCTCTGTAATCCAGCGCTTGACCTCAGCAGCCAGCACATCAAAAAGCTGGCTCTGGGTAGGGCTCGTGGCTACCAGCTTGATGGGGTATCTTGTCAGCAGAAACCACAGCATTGCCCAGGACGTTACTGCACTCTTGCCCACCCCGTGGCCTGCCGCACAACTGCATCTCCGTGTACCACGTGCAAACTGGTCTAGTAGTTGGGATTGCCAAGGCTGAGGGGTGACCTTCAGTACGTTAATGACAAACCCATTGGGGTCATCGTAATAACGCTCCAGAAACTCACGATAGACATTGCCTTTGCTCATAATTTGCTAATCGTTACTTCAGCTCTGCCTGGGCGTTGGATATCTCTACGATACAAATGCAGCTCATCTACTTGCGAATCATCTGGGAAAACTCCCCAGTGCATCAAGAGGTCAAGCACTGCCTTGGCATGGTTGTCCAAGTCCCTGGCTGCTTTTGATGGTGGATAGTACTCTATGCTTACTGCTAAACGGTCTTGAGCTGTGTAGCGCTGAAAGGAGGGGGCAGGAGACTTCTTGTAAAGTCTCCCTGCCTTGGAGAGGATGGTGCGGCCCTGGAATTGTCTCCAGTAGCCATTGACGCTGGGAGGCCAGCCTAGTACTAGTTTCTGTGCTTCATCCAAATTCCTCTAGCTCCACAAGCTTGAAAACTCTACTCGTTCTTTCAAGCTCGTAGGCTTTTGTCAATTTTGGTTGCTCTTCCTTGAGCTTTTTTGTGTCCAAGACCTTGCGGCTCTGGTCTTTCCATGTTGCCAGTACCAAGCCCGTAGCTGGAGATACCAACGTCTGAGCTTCACGCATGTGCCCCTTAATTTGCGCTTCATGTAACGCCATTTGCTCTTGCAGCTGCTTCTGCTTCTGCTTGCACTGGCGAAACTGCTCCACTGCCACCACGAGCGACTGAGGACACTCGACTGTTTCATCATTCCCCCTTGGATAGGCTGCTTCCATGTCTGCCAAAAACTCCAGCTCTGGTGGAACCTGCTTGAGCACATGCTCCTCCCAGAAGTGAGTACACTTGTCCAACAATCGCTGCGCAAAGCTCTTGTTGTAGGGCACTTTGTAGAGCCGTATGTCATTCTCGCCCAAGATGCCTACTATCACATACCAGAGACTCTTGCCTGTGATCATCATGTACCACTGCACCTGACAGTAGTAGTTTAGGGGGAGCCCTTCTCCAGGCTCCATGATCACTTCACCAGTGGGTGCAAACTTCTTCTTGCTCCGAAAGCTTGCGGTCTTTACTTCCAAGCCAGCCTCACGGTGTAAACCATCCACATGCGCCACGCAGTACTCAAACTGCGAATGGCGAAATGTCTTGCTGCTTCTACGGAACTTTAGCCCTGTCTCTCGTGCTGCTACCTGCCGTAAAGGCTCCTCCAACATGTTCCCCCAGTGGGTTGCCGCATTCCCACTGAAAGCTGGTGCTAGCCCCATTTTCTGCTGGTAGAGCTGGTAGCGGCTCTGCCATTCATTCATGCCAGCAGCGCTTGCACAATCACTTCCCCCTAAGTACTTGCGTCTCTCCTCTGCACTAAATGCCATACAGCCTCTCCTGTTGCTCTATCAGTGTGTTGAAGTTTACCTGCTCCAAGTCCTCCAGTGGGAAATAGATAATCCCATTGCCCTGCATCCAATGCCCCTGGAAAGCCTTCTTCCAGCCCCTGCCCGTATAAGGCTCCCAAAGCCAATAGATGCCAGGTTCGTCCTGCTCAAAGTAACGGAAGT